TATTATTATACCATAAATTTTAGGTCTTGAACAGATGGGAAAACCCCCGAAAGTTCAACATTTTTAGCGGTGGGGGTACTGCCAAAATGACCCCGGTTAGTAACATATTAGTATCACACTTTTTCGGTGTAATCAGGATATGCCAAGCAAATCCAACCATCCTTTTTAGTCTGATAAGATTTCAGCAATCCCCAAGTTCCAATAGTTCCTTTGGTGTCAATCGTACCCTGTTTTTCTTCCACAATCGTGAATACACCTTTCCCGGTATACTTTCCAAGTTTGGCATAATTCATACCTGCACCCTTACGAATATTCAGGTCTGCGACCTTCACTCTTACCTGATAAGGGGTGGAAGAAGTTGCCGTTGTGGAAGCTGCACTTGCAGAAGTATATACCGCTTTTCCGCTTTCATCAAAAACAGAATATCCGGGGTTGCTATCAGCACAAGCCTTTGCATTTGCAAGAACAGTAAAAGCCCCCTTCTGACTTGAAGCATCAGCCCAAGTTTTTCTAACTCGGTAGGTAACAGAAGTGGATGCAGCGGAAGTCTCGGTTGCATACTTATTATAGTAGGTCTGACCATATCCGCAACGCTTTGTTTGAACTGTTGCACCTGTATCAGCCGGGGCTTCAAACTTGGTCAGAACAATGTTGGATGCTTCCAATACTGTTTTAGCAGATTTCAGCGTGTTCAAAACAGAAGTATAACCCTGTAATTCCTTCCACAAGAAATCAAGCTGCATATCCAAATCACCAATAGACTTAGAAACAGATTTTGCATAATCCAAGAGATTCTGCTTTCTGCTGTAATAAGTCCATTGTGCAAGCCCATAACCTGCACTATCCTTGACAAAATTTGTATAGCTGCCATTATCAACAGCAGCGGTATATTCTGCATCTGTCATACCAAGGCTTTTTTCATGGGTGTTCTGTAAATTGTTCGGCTTCAAAGCAGATTCAGCATAAAGGTTTCCCATCAATCCGGCTGCACCGTATTCATTACCAATCTTTGTTTTCAGGAAGTTCCAAATCTTCTGTTCATCCGTTGTTCCTGTATTTGTAGTGGTTGCGGTGCTTGTAGTGGTTGAAGTGTTCAACTTTGCTTTGAACGCTTTCCATTTGCTTTCATCACCTGATTCAGCGTTCCAACCAATGATTCCGGGGCAAGGTTTACCATTCACATCATAATGCCTGATTACATGGTCAGCATCAATTCCATAGGTTTCCATCAGGTACTTAGTCAGTTCAACCGCCTTTGCAACAACCGCATCTGTGAAAGAATACTTTGAATCATTCGGGGTTGTAATCTTTCCGGCTGAATTGGTTGAACAAATTTCAATGCTGATTGAATTAGCGTTTTTTGCCACTCCATAAAGTGAACCGCCCTTGTTACCATAATTATTCCCACCAACAGCCCAACAATAACGATTTGCCGGGTCAGGGTTGTACTGAACAATATTGGCATCATCAACAATGAAATCAGCGGAAGCCTGTGTTGTGTCCTTTGCAAAATAAGCAGCGGTGTTTGCAGCCGAACCACTCTTTGAAGTAACCCCGGCTGTGTAATGCTCAACAATGTATAAAATCTTTCTTCCCTTGGATACAGTAGTGTTTGCTGTTCCTGTTTTCTTTGTAATGTTAATCGACATTATCATCACCATCCTTTTCTGATTCCGCTTTCTTTGTCAAAATGTCAATAGCATTTTGGATAACAGCCGGAAGGGGTACACCCATCAACCCGGCATTTTCCACGATAGATATTAACTCATTTGCAATAAAGCCGATAATTACAGCATCCCGGATATAATTCACCCCAATAGCCAAATCAAGGCGGTATGCAATCAGGACAAACAAAAGGGTCATACATTTACGACAAAGCCCCTTCCATCCTGCTTTGCTTTCAAGTGTTCCGTTTTCGGTTTTCTTGCTATTGTGGAACACCCCGGCTACAATCAAGCCTGAAAAATAATCAATAGCCATAAAAATAATCAGTGTCATCAATCCTGCATCCCATCCACCAAACAGGGAAGCAATGAAAGAACCAACTATCCCTATACCTGTGCAAATTCCTTCTTTCATTTGTTTGTGTAATCCTTTCTGTTAGAATAGCGAAAACCCCTATCTGACCGCTTATATAACGCTCATATAGGGGTTTTCTATGTTGGGTTGATAAATTGACCGCCTAAGATTATTCAGCCAATTCAGGACAATCAAGGTCAATCAGAACTTCCTTTACCTGTTCCTTAATTCTGTCAGGAACATCAGCAAAGGTTTTCTTGCCCTTGATAATCAAAGTTGCATAAACAACCGCCATAGTTTCCACTTCCCTTCTAAATAAAATTTTTATGATAAACTGAAACATCAGTTATCACCTTCTGCCAAATCCGGGTAACCTTTATCAATCAGAATATTTCTGACTTCATCCCTGATTTTTTCAGGAACTTCATTGATGGTCTTTTTACCCTTGATAATCAAATCAGCATAAACTGTTGCCATATTCATTCACCCCTTTCTTTATCCCAACATTTCATACACATCACACAACGCTAACTGTGTTGCAGTAACTTCTTCTTCCATAGCAGAATTACGGTCAGCCTGTAACTGAATGTATTCATCTTTGCTGTACTCTGTCAGGTCAAATTCAAACCCAACAAATTCCTGTTCTGTTCCCTCATTTTCAGATACCGGGGAAATGTTGGAAGCAACAAAAACCTTGGATTCCGTCAATTCCACTTCCAAAGGTTTAACGGTACTTCTTTGTTTTCCATAATCAATCATGCTGCTTTACCTTCTTTCTTTTTGGTTTTTATATTGGTGTTATAATAATCATCCGCATAAGGTAACAACGGAACAATATAAGTCTGTTGCAAGCGGAAAGAATCACAATGTTTTAACCATCCTTTATAGCTGTTGATGCAGCACCATTCAGAATAGTTCATCATGTTCCCGGCTTCCACCTTTTCCCTTATAGCGGTTAATTTCGTTTTCATTTGTTTGCAAGTGGATTTTCTAAGTAAAGTATAATTCAGGAATGTTCGGTATCCCAAATAATCAACACCACGAACATAGGTAGGAAACACTTGCCAATTTCCTTTGATTTTCAACTTCAATTCTTCACTGAAATATCTTTCAATTTCCCTTAGTAATGCGTGAAGTTCTTCCTTTGTTTCCGCAAAGATAACAATATCATCCATATAACGGAAATAATGTTTAACGTGCTTTACTTCTTTTATCCAGTGGTCAAAACTGGAAAAGTAATAATTTCCTGAATACTGTGAAAGGTAGTTTCCAATGGGGATACCTGTATTTGGGTCAATATCTTCTTCCAACAGGTAGATATTCCGTAAATCCTCAATTTCCGCTGTTTGGATACTGTCAATTATTTCTCCCAATAACCCAAGTAGTTCTACATCCTTGAACATTTTTGCATACTTCTGTTTCAGGATTTCGTGATTGATACTTTGGTAATAATGCCTTGCATCTATCTTCAAACAGTATTGACAATGCACCACATCATTCCACATTGCATCTTGCAGCCGGAACAAACCTTTGTGGATTCCCCTTTTCGGTATGGCTGAATAGGTATCATCTGTTAGGTTGTTAATCAGGCAAGGTTCAATCACTTGCAAAATAGCCCATTGACATATTCTGTCAGGGAAGTAAGGCAATTTGTAAATCTTTCGGGTTTTATTTCCGTCTGTCTTATAGAAGATTTCGTATTCAGAAGTTTTATAGGTATGATTGATAAGCATTTGTTGAAGCAACCCAAGGTAATAATCCGGGTTTTCATCAATCATCTGTACTTCCTTGTACCAACCTTTTCCTTTCTTTGCGTGTTGATGGGCTTTCCTTAAATTTTCAATGTCATAAATCTTCTCATATAGATGGTCATAGCGTTTCATTCATCCTTCTTCTTTGTATGCAATAGATGGTCAAGCCTTCAAACGGATACTTGAAAAGTTAATTTCAAATATCCTACCAACATAACCTTCCGTTTATCCTTGTCCTTTCCGGGTCAAGATTCTGTGTTTTGCCAAGTGGCAGGGTTAAAGAATCACCACAATTTATTGAAAAAGCCGGGGCTATTGCTTCCCCGGCTAATTCTTGCATTTACTAAGTGACTGCTGATATTCCGATTACGATTACCAACACTGTTATTCACATTCCAATAGAAAGTACCTGCATTACTGCCATTATTCCAGTTACTGCCTAATTGAACAATTACTGACTTTTTATATGGCTTTCTCATTACAGGCTATAACAAGTGTACAGAAAAATCCCTTAACCCATATTTTCATTTATGCTGCATCCTGCATCTGCTTTTTCCATGAAGCAATAGCAGCGGTATAGGTGGTATTGTCCTTGGTAGGAACATACACCAAGCGACCGCCGATAACCCGAGCACGAAGACCAACACCGTAATACACAAACCAATAGAAAGCACCCGCAGCACCTCCACTATCCCAGCCACCGCCCAATAGAACAACTCTGTATCCGTTCAAATTAGCGGTAACATAGAAGTAATCACCAACCGGGATTGAACTGTTACCAGTGGTTTCAGATGGCATGAACAACCAATCATAATCTTCACTACCATAGCCCATAGCGGAAATATAACCGCCTGCGTTTGCAAGTGTGAATCCGGCTGATTCATAATTTCCGCTGTTCTTGCTTTCAGCAAAGTTGTAATCAGTGCAAATATAAGGAATACCACCCTTCTGTGAACCGTTTCCATAAATGTTGATTCCATAAACGAACTTCCAAATATTACCCCAAGGATTTTCAACACCCCTGTATGTAATGCTTGTTTTGCCGTTTGCGGTTTGGGCTGTTCCGGTGTAATCGGTTGTAGAATCTGCCTGACCTGTACCATTGCCAATACTGGAAGTCGAACCTGTCAGGGAAGAACAGTTGTAAGAACTGTTATCTGATATGGAAACAACACCGTTTGCAATGGCTGTTTGCAGGTTCATCATTCCCATTTCAATAATCATCAACATCTGATTAGCACTTTCAGCCTTAATCAAATCATTATGCCAACCGTCACCCCTGTTCTTTGCAAGGGTTTCAAGGTCAGGTCTTGTGATATAGGAAATAGGCTGACAACCTGCGATAGAACCAAGTTTATCAGTAGCGGTTTTCACCGTTTGGGCTGAATAGTTCATGTTGTCAGTAATCCAAGCACCTGTTCCATCACTTCCGGCATCTGCATCCCATAATGCAGCTTCAAAGGCTGAAAGAAGGATATAATCAACTTCATTTCCGCTTGCATCAATGAAAGCCGGATGCAGTTTGAACCCGGTCTTTTCCTTGGTGGAAACATAGTAATTTGCTTTTCTAAGATGATAACCAACACCATCTGTTTGTGCATCCATTTTCAGCGGTACAACCTTGTAATAGAACTTTGGCTGATAAACCATAACCTGACCCATAGAACCATCTTCTGCATAATCATCATCCCCATACCATGCAACAATAGTTCCATCATCAGCCACATTACAGCGTTTTCTTCCACCAAACATTTCAAACTTATCAAAATCTGAACCGCCTGTAAGGTCATAAGCACCTGCCAAACGCTGAAAAGATTTGTTTTCATAGTCAACCTGAATACCAACAATATCTTCATCAGTATAACCCAAGTAAGCCTTAATATCTTCAACCCCGGTCAAGATTTCCCTTGAATTGAAATTTGCTTCATCAAGGGCTGTAAGGTTAGAAGAAGCCGTTGCATTTTTGCTATCCAAAGCAGCCTTATTTTCATCCGCTGTCTGATTGGCTGTATCCAAAATTGTTTTCTTTTCATCAGCGGTGGTAACCACTTCCGACAAAGCAGATTTTTTTGTTTCAGAATCATCAATCACACCTTGCAACTGTGTTTTTGCTGTTCCGGCATTGGTGATTGTGGTATTCAAATTTGTTCGGGAAGTTTCAGCATTTGTTCTTGCATCATCCAAATTTTTCTTTGAAGTATCCGCTGCTGTTTTGGAACTGTCAAGATTGGTCTTGGAAGTTTCTGCTGCTGTAATGGAAGCATCAAGGTTTGTCTTTGCCGTTTCTGCATTGGTCTTTGCAGTATTGGCATTGGATGTTGCTGTTTCCAAATTGCTTTTGGCGGTATTAGCTGTACTTGTCGCATTGGTTAAGTTGGTTTTGGCGGTATTAGCCGTTTTAGTAGCTGTTTCCAAATTGGTTTTTGCGATATTAGCGGTGGAAGTGGCTGTTTCCAGTTCCTTCTTTTTGGCTTCACCATCTGTAACGGCTGCATTGTAATTAGATACTGCCTGTTCAACATCATCCTTTGCAGCAATGATTTCTGTTTTCAAATCCTGATAGCTTTCATTATCATCATTTACCTTTTCCAAGGCATTGATGATAGAAGAACGCACTTCTTCGCCGTATTCTGCATTTTGAATCTGCTGAATGTAAGGGTCAATGTTTGCCATTATTCTTCACCTTCTTTCTTTTCTTCCTGTTTTGTCTGCTGCTGCATCTTGTTCATATCAGAAACCAATTCAAGGTTTTTTCTGCTGCGAACTTCTGAAAGCAAATCAAGAACAATTCCTTCCATCAGATAAGCCGGAAGATTTGTTTTTTCGCTTATCTGATTGAAAGCATCAACCATCATTCCCTTTGCGTTTTCAAGCATAATTGATAAGGGCA